TGTTTTTGATTGTGATCGACCACCTAATAAACCTATTGCACCAGATATTAATGGTGCACTAGATTTAAGGCCTAATGTTTCTAAAAAACCCATTAAAATCTACTTAAGGATAATGGAGTGCCATATGTAGGCATTGGTCGTGCACATTTAAGATCAAAATACATATCTAGCAATAATTGAGGTTCGGTATTAATAGCGATTACTCTATCGACTGGTGTATTTTCCTCTATGAAAGAGGAATTTAAGCTCGGGAGAGATGCAAAATCTTGAGCAAGATGCCAAGAATCAAGCGAACCAGATACATTTGATCTCATTTTACCAGTTAGCATTGAAGGTTTGTAGCGGTACTCTGCATAAATTTCATTATAGCCAAATACCTCGCTGTCCGCAGATGTACCTTGAGCGTATATTTCTTTATTAAGAATTGCTTGCTCTCCTAAATGAGCTAGGGCAGGCCAATAATAATCGTATCTTGTTTGATAACTAAAATCTCTTGGTAATCCTTGACCATATGTAAGGTCAGAATATACACAAGCCATACCAACAACACATCCATGTTCTGTAAATGATTTACTAAATCTATGATCACTAAATGCTGTAGTTCCATAACTTGCCATATTACCTTGAGGTGTAGTTGCATCTGTAGAACTTGTTTGAGGTATTGGTGTAACAGTAATAGGGGATCTTCGACCACCTAAATATTCTGGACGATCTAATCTTGCATCGCCAGTTTCTACACCAAAATGCGAATAAATTAATTCTTTGTAACGAGTTCCACCTCTATTATCTCTTTCTAAAAGAGATTGTATTTGAAAAGCTTCTCTTAGTTGATTAATAGTAGCTGATGTTGCTTGTGATAGATCTGCAAATAATGAAGTATTTGCGGAATTACTTGTTACATTTGCACCACTTCCAGTTGATGCTCCAGTTGTAAATGTTAAACTACCACCTCCAGCTTGCATAGCTAATTCACCACCGGTAGGTGCTGGTCCAGATAATGAACCCTCTAAATATAATGGGTTATCGTTTCCAATAACTGGTGCAGTTGTTCCAAGTGGTAAATCTACAGCATCACCTTTTTGAGGTGTAGGTAATGCAGAAGTAAAATAATCATGTGTTTTACCTTTTTTTAATAATACATAGTTACTAGCTGTATCAGGTCCATCATCTTTATCTACAGTTACAGAGTTTTGTAAATTCTCGTCGCGGAACCATTCATTCCATATTAAATTGTAAGCTCTACCAGCCCAATTATTAAAATCTAAACTGACACCAATAGGGACGTTAAAATAGTCATATAAATCTCCGCTTGCTACTGTATGTGATTGAATTTGTGGTACTAAATAATCAATTGATGAATCTGGATTAGGATCTCTTTCTCCCATAAATCGTTGCCAATTAGTCCAAAGAAGTCTATAAGGAACAAAGAAAAAATACGTCTGTATTTTTAAATTGTCTATAAAAGGGTGTATGGGTGTGGCAAGTCTGCCAAACCCATGTGCATTCATTTGGAATGTATCTCCAGGCATTACGTTATCAAAATATACTGGATATAAATAATTAGCGTCTATTGTTGTTTTTAAGCCATGTGATCTATTAAATATTGACCTAGCAATATTAGCTTTTGGCGCTCTGCTAAAATCTTTAGTTATAGTTGATGGTAAAGTACCTCTTGGACCAAATGAAACCATTGTTTACTCCTTATTTTCTTTATTGGTTAAGTCCATAAGCGCAATTACTACTTCGGCTTCTAAATCTAATATTGAAGCATCCGAATTATCGAAGTAACCGATATGTGTTAAGGCGAAATTATCAGGAAATTTAGCATATGGACTATTTGGGTTATTTTGAATTAGATCTTGTATTCGTCTAATTGCAGTGCCTTTGTTTTTTTCTACAAAAGGCGGTTCATAATGATTAGCTACATTGTCGTATATTGAAAATATATAATCATTTAATTCTATGTTTTGTTTTGACATTCTTTTTCTCCATTAATGTATGAAGAAATAGTTTCATAATATATACTATAAGTCAAATGTTATTTCTAATCGTTTTTTCGAGTTTAATATGTTGTAATTTTTCTTTTACGCTTAAACGGTCGTTAGGGAATCGTCTCAGCACAGGATCAGGCGTTTCTTCACGCCTTGTTTCTTTTATTTTGTCGTATAATGTTTTATTATTTTCCTCCAATAATTTATCATAATATCTAGGAGGTTTTATATAGAAGGTGCCGTTATCAGTACGCACGCTAACACGGTCATTATTATGACAATCGGTAAGCCCATATTTACTATACCATCTATAACCGATTGCGTTTTTTTTTCCTCGCGACATTGTCGCATACTCTGGTGATACTCCTTCATAATGTTCCTCTTGTTGTTTTCCATTAATTTTTTTCATTACATATCTTGCTACATAACTTGCTGATTCATAAGTTACATTTCCTATTAAACTATTTCCATGTGGCCATAGTTTTTCTAAAATTTCTGATCTATATAAATTTTTAGATTTATCTTTTCCTTTATACCAAATATATTTATCTGGAAAATCATAACCAAATAATAGCGCATGATAATGCGGTCTATTATTAAGTTCTCCATATTCTCCACAATGATAATATGAAATTTCTTTATTGGTAAAATAACAATGTTTTTTTATATAATTTCTAAGACGTTTCATAAAATTTTGAAAGTCTTTAACATTTAATGAATAAATGTCTGTTTTATCTTTATCTGAATAATTATTTTGTCTACCAACTAATCCAGCTTCGCTGAATGTTAATGTTAAAAAACTACTGTTTTTATGCATCATTGCTTCATGGGTGCAACGTACAGCCCATTCTCTTGCTTTCGCTAATCGACATCCAGCACATTGACCGCAGTCAATGTTAAATGGTTTATTTACGGAGTAGGCTGATGTAGTAGGTGGAGGATTAAAGACAATCCTCCTTTTTGTTGGATCATTTTCTTGTGGGACACTATATACAACCATAGGGTTGAAACATGTCATTATAATCTATATCCACCACGCATAGGTTTTGCATAATTGTTTCTATGTACTTTTTTAGCTGTTTTTCTAAAAAGTTTTCTTGAAGATCTTTTCTTCATTCGTTTTCTGTATGCCATTCTATTAGTCCTTTCTCTAGTTTGGTGTCAGTTAGCACAGTTAAGAACAAGTGAATAACTGTGCTAAGCGGATTCCGCAGCGCTTTGCGATGCAGAATCCTTTTCCTCTACATCAACGGAGGAAACCTTTTCTTTGATCTGTTCAACTATTTTTCCAGTTGCCAGACCTAACTTTACAAGTTCATCGTAGTTACTTTCATTACTTGCAAAGTCAAAGAATTCGCTTGGCGAATTGTTAAATTTCTTTCTGACATCAGATGGTATTGTTTGAAAAGCATCTCTTGCTTGTTCAATTTGATCTATTGCATCTGCTAGATCGCGTACTTGAGTAAAATCATTATATTCAGCAGGATTTCGATTAATTGAATCAAAAAATCCTTGGCTATCATACTTACGTATTTTATTTATAATTTGCGATTCTTCTGCAAATTGTTGTTCAGTTAAGCTTTCGCCTTCTGTTTCGAAGGTTACCCTTACCTGAGGAGAATAATGTGTTCTAAATGGAATTACTTTTTTTGTTGTCATTTATTTTTCTCCAATTTTTCTTAAAATTCGATCAGAATATAAATATTGATTTTTATATTTATGTTTTTTTGGGTCGTAATATTTTTTTATATTTTTACGATTATTTTCCATGTCATTTACTAATTTATTTAAACGTTTATATTTAACGGCTAAATCGGATGAACTATTAGAATCACCAATAGATGTTTTAACACCAAATATATCTAAAATACCTTTAATTGCTTGACGTTTTTCTGCTTTACTTAAATTATTCATTACTGAATTTAGTATTAAATTCAATGGGTTACCGGCTAAAATAGATTTACTTAATCCTCTTGATTTTAAAACATCAAAATCTTGTTCTACTAAATCTGCATTAGCTTGATTTATACGCATTGTACTAACTGCGTTAGAAGCATTTATACCAGCATTAAATGGATCTTTTAATTGTGCCATTGCTCCTGTAGGAGTAGAGGCACCTCCTAATTTACTAACCATAATAGGGTTAATACCAGCTTGTTTCATATCAGCCATTGCACGCTGATAAGCTGTATTAGACATTCTTTCTTGAAATGCCATTTGATCACGAGCCAAACCAGTCTGTCTTTGATTTGTTTTTGATTGTGATCGACCACCTAATAAACCTATTGCACCAGATATTAATGGTGCACTAGATTTAAGGCCTAATGTTTCTAAAAAACCCATTAAAATCTACTTAA